GCACCTAGAATATCCATGATATCTTCGTAGATTACCTCGTTATCCACATAGTCATCGAAGTATGTGTCGATTGCTTCTTTGAGATACCTCTTGCGATGCCACTCAGGTGAATAGGGTTTATAAGACATGGTGAAAGTAGTTTTTCATACTGCAGACTATAGCAAAGTTTGGTTGACAAGTCAACTGTTGTATTTATTTTAATGGATTGCCGTGTTTGTCAACCAATCCTAACTTCTTGATTTGGGAAAGATTGGATTTCTTTCCTTTCTTAATCTTTTTATACTCCTTGATGATCCTATCAATCTCTTTGTTGGAGACATTTACTTTTAGTTCTTGATCGTCCTCACTCTGAACAAATCCGAGACCGCTTTTTTCTGATTGTCCTTGGCCATCAACGTAGTCATTGATGACCTCTTGAATCTCGTCACGAATTAAAGAGTTAATTTGATTTCTCAATACATCTTCATTCATTTCTTTTTCTTTTTACCTTCGGACTTTTTATATCCCCAAAGTTTGGGACTAACTTGACCGTATCCCCAATCAATACTGATCAAAGATCCTTTGCCAAACTTGTCATAGTAAAGGTCGAAGACATCAACTCTTTTACCTCTACACAAGTCGGTCTGAACACGATCATTGACTTTGTACTTTACTTGAAAAGCATCGGTGGGATAACTCTTGTCATGAAGTTGATCATAACTTGCATTCTCAATCAACAGTTCACATCCATAGGTACTGACTAAATTTGTTTTTTCTTCTGTACTCCATTCAGCCATTACTTTCTCCTGAACTGCCTCCGTCATGAGCGACCTCCCCATTGAATGTCGGTGTATGCTTCTGCAACAATTTCCTTAGTCAATTTGTATTTGGTAGTGAGTTCCTTATCTTTCACCAGACAGATAAGTTCTGCTTCCTTAGGATGCAGTCCTTCTAACATCTGAATAAACATGGTCTCTCTGCGAAGAGAAGAAAGAGTATCATTACCACCCTTTACAAAGTGATAGAGTTGTCTGTACTCCCTACGAAGAGACGTGTGATCAGTCCCAACAGGAACCTCATTCTCTTTATAAGGTACATGTCCTTTAGGAAGAACAGAGATTGCCGTATCATCAAAGTTCCAAATCAAAATGGCTTTGAGGGCATCATTCTCATACTCTTTAAGAATCTCTACCTTCTTTGCTTTAGTTCTTTGTTTGTCAACAAGTTCTAGAATCTCATGTTGAAATGGATTCGGAGGAAGTTTTACTTGTCGAGCAGGTTTCCTAGTAGTCACCTTCTTCTTCGTAGTCGTCATAATCGTTTTCAAATCGTACTGCTAAAATTTCATCCGGTAAAACATTACCATTTTCATCAAACATCTCTGGGTGAGTAAATGCAATGTTGTTTGTGTAAACATGTTCCTTTGCCAACCATCCTACTACACCTCCGACAAAAAAGAACATTATCGAAACGAGAGTGCTGATAGTGAGAGTTACTGCTAACATCTTCTTTTCTCCAGAGACTATTTTTTCCTAATATCCAGATAAAAGTTTAGGTGAAATACAATCTCTCGTTTGAAGAGAGATACCATCTTACCAAACTTTACCTGAAAAGTTTTTGGTGGGTCTGGTTTTCTCCTCCTAGTTCTTAATAATAACTCAATCCCTCTATTGATATGAGGTTCTGGATTATTTAGTGGGCTTTTTTCGTCTTCCAGGTCTTCTGTCATGACTATACTTCCATGCATCTTCTAGGATGCCATACAAATAATTTTTTATTTTTCGTGCTTGAGGTTTGGGGATGTGACCATAACCCTCGCGAAGTTGTTTATGCTCATTATCAGCACCACCTTTGATGTACTCCTCAAGTTCTAATGTAAGATCGCTGAGTTCTGCAGCCGTGGTGCTCTCAATAAATGCATCAACCTCGTGCTTTTTAGTTTTTGTATCTTTCAAGTAATCATAAAATTTTAAATTCATTTGTCCCTCAAAGGCATTATCAATAGCATGTTCAATAAGATCATAGATGTCGATGAGGTTTTGTTCCATTAGACCAGTTTTTGTTCTCTTAGATACTTAACAGTTTCAGTGCATCCACCAATTAGTGTATCATCTTTGATCACTCTTGGGAAGGTAGAACCTTCTCCAAACTTATCATAGAATTCCTCACGGGTGAAGTCCCTGTTAAGTTTATATATCACATGCTTGATTTCAGCGAGTTGTAATACCTTCTCTACTTTAGTGCAGTAAGGGCAACCATCTTTAGAATATACTGTAAATGACATTATTGGTTTCTTCAAATAATAAAGTTGTGGCCAAGTATCCTGAATGATCTCGGCCAGTTTGTAGGGAGTGTTACTGCTAATCACTCTTTACCGATGCCCAGTCTTGATCGAAAATCTCAAGACCTTTATCGGTAAGGATATGGTCATACATTTGGTCGAATACCTTAGGTGGCATGGTGCAGATTTGAGCACCATTATACCATGACCTGATGGCACGTTGAACATTACGAATAGATGCAGACAGAACCTGAGTCCTGACTCCATGAATACGATACAGTTCAGAGATGCTTCTAACAACCTCCAGACCTGCCACTGACTGGTCGTCCAAGCGTCCTACAAAGGGAGAGACATAGGTTGCCCCAGCCTTTGCTGCAAGGACTGCCTGAGCGGCACAGAAGATCAATGTGACGTTGACTCGGATGTTCTGATCTGAGAGAG